GAACTTGTGGAAGACCAGCGCGGTGTTCCACAAATCACTGAAGAAGAGATAATGGAGCGATACCTTGACCTTAAAGCCTCGGAAAAGCCGGGTTATACGGGAGATCGACGACAAAGACTTATGGATCAAGGTCTAAAGAGCTTAAACATAGAACAAAAGAATGTTCCACGTGGAACATCTGAGGATGGGATAGGCACAATTATGAACAAATCACGGCCCACGGCCCCTGAAAACAGCAGAAAAAACGCGGCTACCGCTAAAATTATGCGTCAGGCGGGACTTCCTGTAAAATCAGAGACAGATGCCTCCGACATTGAGCCGGAGATATTAGAGCAATTAGACGCTATAATGGGCCGTTCTTCGGAGGAATAATAGATGGCTAATGAGATAAAAGGTGTAGGCTCTTTGATGGACAACAATGTTCCATCTCAGATTGATCCAGATGACCTAGATGCGGAAGTTCAATTAGAGATTATGGATTTGGGTGAGCCCCTAGTCCGAAACTCCGACATTGAAGGGTCCCCCGAGATAGAGATCATTCAGGAAGACGACGGCGGTGTCACAATAGATTTTGATCCGCAGGACGAGCGCGGCGCAAGTGATGACTTCTACGCTAACTTAGCGGAAGAGATGCCGGACCGCGAGCTTGCCGCTATTGCCAGCGATCTTCTAGATCAGTTTGACTCTAACAAAGCCAGCCGTCAGGACTGGGAAGAGACATACGCCAATGGCTTAGAGTTGCTTGGATTCAACTACGAGGAGCGTGAGCAACCCTTCCGTGGTTCGTCAGGCGTGACTCACCCCCTATTGGCCGAGGCCGCTACACAATTCCAAGCTCAAGCGTTTAACGAGCTTTTACCTCCCACGGGTCCCGTCAAAACAGTTTCCTTGGGTAAGGACACACGTGCTAAGAAAGATCAGGCCGAGCGTGTTCAGACCTTTATGAATTACTACATTACAAATGTAATGGAAGATTACACGCCGGATATGGATCAGATGTTGTTTTATCTGCCTTTGGCCGGAAGTACCTTTAAGAAGGTTTATTACGACGAGACTATGGGCCGTGCGGTAAGTAAGTTTATCCCCGCTGAGAATCTTGTGGTTCCTTACGAGACATCTGATTTAGATACCTGCCCTAACATTACTCAAGTTGTACGCATGTCATTGAATGATTTGCGTAAAAAACAGTTTTCAGGCCAGTATTTGGATATGGATGTCTTGCCTTCACAGGGTGAGTTGGATTCTGTACGAAAAGAGATCAACTATGTTGATGGTGTAGAGCCTTCTACCATTGATTACGACTGCACTCTTTTAGAGGTACATGCTGACTTAGAGATTGAGGGGTACGAAGAATTAGACGATGACGGTGATCCTACCGGCATTAAGGTTCCTTATCTGGTTACTATTTCCCAAGATAACGGACAGATACTATCTATACGCAGAAACTACCGCGAAGATGACGAGTTAAAGAAGAAAATACAATATTTTGTTCACTACAAGTTTTTGCCCGGTTTTGGTTTCTACGGCCTTGGTTTGATTCACACTATCGGTGGTTTGTCTCGCACAGCTACTTCTGCACTACGTCAGCTTATAGATGCCGGTACTCTGTCTAACCTCCCAGCAGGATTCAAGGCCCGCGGCCTACGGATCAGGGACGACGATGAGCCTCTACAGCCCGGTGAGTTTAGGGATGTTGATGCACCCGGTGGTGCGATCCGAGACAGCTTGATGCCGTTACCGTTTAAGGGACCGGATCAGACGCTGTATCAATTGTTAGGTTTTGTTGTTCAGGCCGGTCAGCGGTTCGCCACTATCACCGATATGAAGGTGGGCGACGGTAATCAGCAGGCGGCAGTTGGAACTACAATAGCGATGCTTGAGCAGGGCTCGCGTGTAATGAGTGCGGTGCATAAGCGTCTGCATTATGCCATGCGTGTTGAGTTTAAGATTTTGGCCCGAGTTATGGGTGAGAGTCTCCCAGCGGAGTATCCGTTTGAGGTTGCAGGTGCTGACGGCACCGTTATGGCTACGGACTTTGATTCGCGGGTCGATGTTATACCTGTAAGTAACCCGAACATCTTTAGTCAGGCGCAACGCATTGCTCTTGCTCAGAGTAAGCTACAGCTTGCTACTGCGGCACCAGAGCTACATAACTTGCACGAAGTTTACCGTGACATGTATGAAGCGATGGGCGTGACTGACTTAGATCGGATTATGAAGGCTACTCCCGACCCACGGCCCGTGGACCCTGCACAAGAGAACATCAACGCTCTTGATATGTTGGAGTTACAGGCTTTTGAAGGTCAGGACCATCAGGCTCACATTATGGCTCACTTGGTATTTGGTAACACACCTATGGTTGGTCAATTGCCGCCAGTTGCGATAACATTGCAGAAACATGTGATGGAGCATATTCAGATTGCGGCTAAAGAGCAGGCTTCGGTAGCTTACATGCAGAAAGTTATGGGCAATCAAGGCGCGCCAGCTACTCCGGAAGAGATGCTGGAGATGGAGGCGATGACGGCACAATACGTTGCGGAAGGTATGCAACAACTCAAGCAACTGTCTGAGCAGATAGCAACAGGCGGACAAGAGCAAGGGCCTGATCCACTGATTGCACTCAAGCAACAGGAGCTAGAACTTAAAGCTCAGTCTGAGCAGGCGGATGCACAGCTTGATCAGACCAAGGTGCAACTCGACGCGCAGGCGCTTGAGATGCGTAACCGCCAGTTTGGCGAAAGGATTGAGGCACAAGAGCGGCAGACTGCGGCTCGTATTGATGCCGCAAGAGAGCGCGAATTTATTAAACAGCAGGGGCAATAACATGAAATCTAAAGTAAGCATTGTAACTAACACTCCGAAGGCGGCTCCAAAGGCCACTACTTACGCTGACATCAAAGGTCAGGGCCGTATTCCGTATGGCAAGACTGCGGACGTAAAGATACCTACTACCATGACTCGCATGACTGCTCGCGGCATGGGTGCCGCTGTTAAGGGCGGCGGTTACATGGGTTGTAAGTAAGGTGTCTGTTATAACGGGTTTTAATTTCGCTAACTTTGATTTCGGATTCCCAGATAACTGGGGCGAAATGACCGATGCCGAGAAAACGGCGTGGTTTACAGAAAGGGCTCGTACGGCGGGTAGCAATAACCCGGACGCTATTCCCCCCGCAGTCGGTAACGTAGATGATGGTCGTACAGGAACTGACGACCCTACAGGAACTGACGACCCTACTTCACAGGTAGATTCGGGATTAGGTTCTTTATTTACAGGTCAAAACGGGAAAGATGTCTACCGTGCCGATGAGCGTGGAAACATGGTACTCGTCGGTACCCAAGGAGCCCGAGGTCCTCTGTTTGACTTAGACAGTAATGAGGACGGACTTTTTGACGGTTATATTACTCCGTTACCCGCCGAACCTGTTAAGCCGGTCGAGGAGCCCGAGCCTTACGTTCCCCCGGTTTATGACCCCGTTTTCCCCGAGTACGCTACTAAGCCGGGTGGAACACCTATTTCTCCGGTTGCACCACAGCCAAACCCTTTCCTGACACAGCCTACTTCTATTGATTACGGGACGGGTGAGGACAACATGCCTCCCGGGTTTAAATCTACGTCAACGGGCCCCGTCACAATGGGTATGGTCAGCTACATCAACCCGAAAACAGGTGACAGGTGGACGGCTACGAATGGTGGCAACTATGACATGCCGGAGGGGTGGGAAGTAGACCTGTCGGGTCAAATGCAAGACGATGGTACGCAGTTTTCGTATGATGCGCCAAAAGCAACTGTTCAGCCTGTTAACGCAATAGCTCCGCCGCCGGTAAGTCCTTTTGCTAATCCGGTAGCGCCAGTGGCACAACAGGCCAGTCCTTTTCAATCGGGAATAGGGTCTTTTGTTCAACCCGAGGTAGTGCAACCTGTTTCTAGTGACCTGTTTGGTGGAGGATAGTTTTGCCTACAGTAAAAAACACCATTGCGAAGCTTGAGGCGCACGAAAAAGAATGCAGTCTAAGGTATGAGAATATAGAGAGGCGCTTAGAGTCTGGAGCCAAAAGGTTTGATCGACTTGAAATGATAATGTTCAGCATGTATCCGTTTATTATAAGCGCGATAGCTTTGTTTAAGTGGATGCCTGCGTAGGAGCTTAAATGATCGCAGAAATTTCCGCCGTAGTTGGGATACTCAAGGCGCTTAATGAGGGAATATCTACAGTAAAAGAGAGCGGCAGTCACCTTACAGGTTTGACTGGTGTTTTTGACGGCCTGACGAAAAGCAAGGCGGCTGTGGAGCAGATAGAGTCCGAAGTAAATGAAGGGAACCACCTCATCACTCAGGAGGAGGCTCTTCAGCTTGCTTGGGCTAAAAACGATATCCGAGAGAAAGAAAAAGAACTCAAGAAAATCACTCCACGGCAAGTATGGCGAGACATGCTGGCTATCCAGCACAAATCCCTTATGGAAGACAAACAACGCAGAGAGAAGGCTCGTTTAGCTAAAAACAGAGCTATTACCAAGCGAGACGAGATGGTTAAGAATGTCGTGGGGGTTTTGTTTATTGCCGTCCTTGGCGGAGCGTCTTGGTACGCTATTGAGGTTATGAAGGTGCTGGGTGAGTAATGGCTCCAAAAAAATTAGAGAAAGAAAGCAAATACTCAGAGTTTGATTTAGATCACGATGGCATTGTTACTGATGAAGAGATATCCCGTCACACAGAAATGGTCGATCAAACTATCCGAGAAGAAAAAGCCGACTCTCAGAGAAAGATGGCATGGGTGGCTATGGTTAGCATGTGCGTCTACGCGCTTCTTCCTATTATGCCATTTATACCAGAATCCAGATTAGACACTATAGCTTCATTAAGTGACATGCTTTTTCTAAGTCAAGCAAGCGTGATAGGCATGTTTTTTGGCGCAACAGCCTACATGACGAGGAAATAATGTTAGCGGAAATAGCCGCCGCCAACGCCGCGTTTCAAGTCATTAAAGGCGCTCTGTCAAACGGGCGCGAGCTTTACGATGTGGCAGATCAGGCGACCAAGTACTTCGATAGCAAGTCTGCGATAGCCAAGAAAGCCAACAAGGCAGGCGGAAAGTCAGAACTTGAATGTTTCATGCAGTTAGAAAAATTAAGAGAGCAGGAAGAGTGGCTCAAAGACTTTATGATCTATGCTGGCAGAGCCGACATGCATAAAGACTGGCTACAGTATCAGTCAGACTGCAAGCGTAATAGAGAAAACGCAGAGAGAATAAGAAAAAGAAAGAAAGCAGAGATGTGGGCATTGTTAATTTCTGCGTTACTGTGGGGTACAGGCATATTAGTTATTCTGCCTCTTGCTCTTTACATAGGCTTTAAGATATTTGGAGTTATCTAATGTTACAAGCACTAATCGGCCCAGTTTCGGGTCTTCTTGACAAGTTTATCGAAGATAAAGACACCAAAAACGCCTTGGCACATGAGATTGCCACCATGTCCGAGCGCCACGCTCAAGAACTCGCTAAGGGGCAGTTGGAGGTCAATAAGGTCGAGGCGGCATCAAAATCAATGTTTGTTGCTGGCTGGAGACCTGCTGTGGGCTGGGTGACTGTAATCGGCATGGCCTCAAATTATATCTTAATCCCAATGGGCAACTTTGCCTTGGCGGTTGCAGGGAGCGAGATAGCCATACCTTTACTACAGATGTCTGAGATGATGCCTGTGCTTTTAGGTATGCTGGGTCTTGGCGGTATGCGTACCGTTGAGAAAATTCAGAAAGTATCACGGGAGAAATAAAATGAGCGTTTTTAGCTGGTTTTCTTCTTTTTTTAAAAAAGAAACGTCTGCCGATGTTCCACGTGGAACATCTGAGCAAAAACCAACGGGCAAAAGAAAAAGAGCGCGTGATACCAAAGGAAGGTACTTACCCGACGACCCCACCACAAAAACCAACGAGGCTTGGGTTAATGGAAACTAGTGGTGAGGGAATTGCTCTAATAAAGAAGTTTGAAGGGTGCAAGCTAGAGGCGTATCAGTGCAGTGCGGGGGTCTGGACAATAGGGTACGGACACACCGCAGGCGTTGTTTCTGATGATGTAATAACACAGGAAGAAGCGGACTCTTTATTAAAGGAGGACTTAAATGAGTTTGAAAGATATGTACTTGATTATATCGACCCGGATTTGGATCAAAACCAGTTCGATGCGCTTGTGGCTTGGACATTCAATCTCGGTCCAAACAACTTACGGGAAAGCACTTTGCTCACTAGGATTAATTCTGGTGATTTTGAGGATGTCCCTCATCAGATAAAAAGGTGGAATAGAGCGGGAGGGAATGTCTTAGACGGTTTAATTCGTCGGAGAGAAGCGGAATCCCTGCTGTGGTTAGGAAAAGAGTGGTCACATATTTAAAAAGTTGGTAGCCCCGCCTGTATAAGATATGCTAGGATAAACTACTACTTTAAAAGACAATATGCGGGCATATAAGAATGGATGAGATACATACCGCGGAAGCAGTATTCCGGATCATTAGGGATAGAAGGCAAGGCATTGTAGATTTAATGATGTATGGCAATGTTAAGTCGATGGAGCAATATCGTGAGCTTATGGGCAACATGGAAGCCCTCAATCACGTGGAACAGGAACTAAAACACCTGCTAGACAAACAGGAGCGCAGTAATGACTGAATCAAAGATTGATCTTTCAGCCGCCCCGAGTGCATCTTTTCAGCTAGAAGCAGAAAAAGAACCAGCGCCCGAGGCACCCCCGAAAGATGCAGAAACCCTTCAAGATGCTTACGCAGAAAAACCTTTTTTGCGACCAGAAAACATTGGCGAAAGCCTTTTAGAAAGATTGCCTTCACCTACTGGCTGGAGAATATTAATTCTTCCATACCGTGGCAAAGGTCAAACTGAAGGTGGAATCTATCTACCTGATCAAATGATGGAGCAACAGCACGTTTCGACGCAAGTCGGCTACGTTCTAAAGGTTGGTCCTCTCGCCTACAAAGACCCCGAGAAATTCCCTACAGGTCCGTGGTGTGAAGAAAAAGATTGGGTAATGTTTGCACGTTATGCCGGATCACGTTTTTCGATTGATGGGGGCGAAGTTCGGATTCTTAACGATGACGAAGTTTTAGCTAAAATTCTCAGCCCCGAAGACGTTTTGCATTTTTAAGGAGTAGAATATGAGTAAAGAAAATACAGTAGAGCTAGATGTATCTGAGGTAGAAGACGTAGAAATTGAAGTAAGCGTTGAGGATGGTACCGAAGACAACACCGAATCTAGCGAAGACCAGTTTCAGAAAGCCGACACTTCTACGCAAAAGCGTATAGATCGACTTACTAAGAAAATGCGTGAGGCGGAGCGGCGTGAAAACGAGGCCCTTAGTTACGCTAAAAAAGTTAAAGAAGAAGCAGACACGATAAAGACTAGGATGTCTAACTTAGACACTCAGTACGTTAATGAGTACTCTACACGTGTTAACTCTCAATCTGCCGCGGCAGAAGAAGCCTTATCTCGTGCTATGGAGATAGGTGATACTAGAGCCGCAGTTGAAGCTCAGAAAGCTTTAACAGGTTTAGCGATAGAAAATGACAGGGCTCAACAGGCTCGTATTCAGCAAGAGCGTTATCAACGTCAAGTTGCCGCGCAACAACAGGCTCAACTGCAAGCGCCTATGCCGCAACAGCAGCCTCAACCTAAACGGCCTGACCCAAAGGCGGAAGATTGGGCGGCAAAGAACGATTGGTTTGGTCAAGACGAGGCTATGACTTATGCCGCGTTTGGAATTCA